ATCCTGCACGCGGTGCCCCGAACTTGGCTGATCCTATCTGTTGGTTCTCAATTCAGCGACGGTGAATCGACGGCGCGACGATCAAGCCGGTCATCGACGATTGGGGCCGCACGCCGCAGCCCTATGTCGAAGACGGCGAGATCGTCTATCCCGTCGCCTATCAGCAGATCCTCAAAGGCTATCCCGCCGTCGATTATTCCGTGCGCGATCTGCTCTACCGGCCGCGCAACATCCGGGTCAATCGCGCTTATGGTTTTGGCCCCGTCGAGCAGATCGTGACGAGCGTCAACATTGCTCTGCGCCGGCAGGCCTTCATTCTCGACTATTTCACGCAAGGCAATATTCCCGACAGCTTGATCGGCGTCCCGGAAAATTGGACGCCGGATCAGATCGCATCTTATCAGAAATACTGGGACGCCTATTTCGACGGCGATCTGACGCGCCGGCGCCGCGCGAAATTCGTGCCCGGCGGCGTCGCGAAAACCTTCGTGCAGACCAAGGAGCCCGATCTCAAGGGCCCCTTCGACGATTGGCTGGCGCGCATCGTCTGCTTTGCTTTTTCGATCTCGCCGCAGGGCCTCGTTCAGCAGATGAATCGGGCGACCGCCCAGACCCAAAAGGAATTCGACCGACGTCTCCGTCTGCCAGATCTATCCTTCGACGACCTATATCGGCGGCGCATTCCAACAGGCATCCGGCGGTTCCGATGAATGGTGCTGCTCGGGCCTGACGCAAGCATCAGCCGGGCTGATTGCGATTCCGTCCGTCGGTTCGTCCTTCATCTATGGCGGCACGCCGTCCGATCAGTCGATCGTCCGCTGTCTGCAGGATCTCAAATCGCGCGGCCTTCGTACCGTCTTCTATCCGTTCATCCTGATGACGGCGTCGGGTCTGCCCTGGCGCGGACGCATTACTTATACGGGAGCCGATATTTCGAGCGCGGCGACAGTGGCGGTAGAAAGGTTTTTGGGCTCGGCGGCGACTTCGCAGTTCAGCCGCGATGCGATCAATCTCACGGTCGCTTATTCTGGCTCGCCGACGGATTACACTTTTCGGCGCATGATCCTGCATTACGCCAATCTTTGTGTTCTTGCCGGCGGCGTCGATCTCTTTCTCTTGGGCTCGGAATTGCGCGGCATCGAGACGATCCGCGGCCCCGCCTGGACGAAAGCCGGCACGACCGGCGGCGATGGCAAGGTCACGTGGGACTATCCTTTCGTCGCCGGCTTGATGCAGCTTTCCGACGACGTACGCTCCGTCTTCGATAGTGCCGGATTCACGAAAGACGCGGTGAACCTGCATAATCTCATCGCCTATTCGCCCGATTGGTCGGATTGGATGGGTTTTCAGCATCCGGGCGAGAACGGCCAATGGCCGCATCTCGACCAGCTCTTCGCCCATACAAACATCGATCTCGTCTCGTTCGACAATTATTTGCCCTTGTCCGACTGGACGACAGGAACGGATGGGCTCGATGCTGTGAATTGGGGCGCCACCGCGCCGACCCCAAGCGCCTGGCCACCAGCGTCGAGCGCCATGAACGGCCTCAGCCTCGCAGGCCAGCCGACGATCTACGACATCGACTATCTCAAGGCGAATATCGAGGGCGGTGAGAAATTCAATTGGTACTATAACGACGGCACCAATGACGGCCTCGGCCTCGATCCGAACGGCACTGATCTGCGCGTTTCCTTGCCCGAGGGCGACCGTCTGACACAAAGCCGCAATGCCTATTCGGCGAACCAGCAATTGCTCGCCAACAAGCAATTGCGCTGGTGGTGGAATAATCCGCATCAGGCGATCTATGACGATGGCGACGGCAGCGGCTGGTCGCCGCATGGCCCTTACACGGAATGGGTTCCGCAATCGAAATCGATCACTTTTGCCGAATATGGTTTCCCCGCCTGCGATCGCGGCACAAATCAGCCGAACGTCTTTTTCGATCCGGCTTCGAGCGAAAGTTTCACGCCTTACTGGTCGATCTGGGACCCGGTGTCGGGCGGTTCCTACCTGCCGCGACGCGACGATGAAATTCAGCTTCTCGCGCTGCAGGCGATCTATGAATATTGGGTCGGCGACGGCAACAACGTGACGTCTTCGGCCGGCGTGAGCATGAGGTAGCCCTCTGCGATCTCATTGATCTTTTCCATGTCCATCTTGCTGGTCATGAAGGCGTATTGAACGGAATACGCCGGAGTGCTTCACTGTTGTTGAATTGAGAACCAACATATCGGATTGGCCAATGTCGGATCACCGCCTGCCGTATCCCATTCTCTATCGATATGCGCAATGATCGAGGCAGGGTCGCGCTCATCCCAAAAACGGAACCCCGTCTTCAAGTAGTCTCCCGGGAGAAGTCCGCGTTCCAAAAGACCACGGACAACAAGAAGCGTTTTTTCCCGAACTTCGCTGTTGTCATGAAGGTTAAAGTCATCCCTCACGCGCCCCGCAATTTGCCAAAGGCCGACATAGTCCACACGGACATGTCTGGCATAGTTGTCGACGATTTCGCCGATTGTTCTCATATCGATCTTACTTATAGTGAAAGGGCATGGACCGAATACGCCAAGCAGCGAATTGGCGAGGCTGGTTCACTGTCACTTCGTGTGGAACCAGCAGATCGACTCAGGCAATGTCGGAGCACCGCGTGCCGGATCCCATTCTCTGTCGATCCGCGCGATAATCGAGGCGGGGTCGCGCTCATCCCAGAAATAGATTTTCGAATTGTCGTAATCATAGTCTCCAGCCAAAAGCCCATGGTCTAGGAGTATACGGACTATCTCCAAAGTGCGTGCCTTAACCTCTTCATTGTTCGACAGTCCGAGATGCCATTCGACTGAACCAGCAATCGCCCATAGGCCGATAGAATCATGTTCCGCTTCCCTGAGGTAGCCCTCTGCGATCTCGTTGATCTTTTCCATGTTGATCTCACTTGTAATGAAAGCGTATTGACGGAACTACGCCGGGGACCCTAACGTCCACTGTAGCAAGGCCCTGGTCGCTGGTTCGCAACCCGACCCATCCGGTATTGCCGGGCAGTACGACCATCTGGCCAGAACGAGAATATGAGCCAGTATAAGGTGTTCCTCCGACGCTCAGATAGTCAAAAGCTTGTTGAGCCGCTTTTGCCCCGCCCGGAACCTCCCTCACATCGTAACCGCCCCCTGGCTCGCCAATCAGATTCCCCCCTGGCATCACAAAATTTGTTACCCTGCGAACGGCAACATTGGCGATTTCAGTCCTGATATCCGCAATATTTTCATTGGTCGGCACCCAATTATGAGGGACCATGTTCGATAATTGCCGATTATTGGGGTCCAGGGCTCGCAGCGTGCGAATCTCCCTGCCCCACTGCTCTTGCCGCAACTCAGCAAGAGGATCGATGAACTCTTCCAGGAGGCCACGATTCTCTTCTTCCGGCTCGCGATTTTGTACCTGTTGAACCGGCGTGCGCGGATCGAGCTGGGCCACACGGGCTCCACCATCTCGTGAACGATCACTTGCCGCGCCGACACCATCCGCCGTCGTGAACCGCCCATCTTCATCATGATACGGGTTGTATTTTGTGACGTGACCGGCTGGTTTGGCCTGGTCGCCCAGCGCCACATAGCCGTTGCCCGTCAGCGCCATCGGCTGGTTCGCCGCTGCGTTCGCCAAAGGCTCGCGCCCCAAAGCGGCACGCGCTTCGTTGATCGTCAGAATGCCTTTCGTCGTGTAGCTCGAAAGGATCGTTTCTTGCGTCTGCGGATCGATCGAAGGATCGGCGCTCCAGACGAATTCGAGATCGGGGGCGGAAAATTCATCCGCCAAAATATCGTCGATCAGGCCCTTCACCCAGGCGAGGACCGGCGCAAGACCTTCTTCTTGCAAGAGTTCCTTCTGGGTCTGGGCCGTCGCCCGGTTCATCTGCTGAACGAGGCCTTGCGGCGAGATCGAAAAGGCGAAGCAGACGATGCGCGCCAGCCAATCATCGAAGGGGCCTGGCCGCGGACGCGAACGGGTCGTGATCAACTAGGTACGTCAGTCACACTCACTTTAGCCAGCCGACACCGCTTTTGGCTCTTCGCAAAAGAGGGTTTGCAAAACCCCGTCAGGTGAGGACGCTGTGAAGCCGCAACTCAAGCCATCGATCTCACAAAGAACCCCAAAACCCGTGCTGAGTTTTGACGGTTGAATGTGCTGATTGGCGCCGAATACTTCATCCTTCACATCTCGATAGGGAATCTGAGGATTTAAGAATATCAGCCAGATTTCGCGCCAGGGCGCAATTCCACAAGCTATTCCGACCTCAACCGCGCTGCGGTTCAAGCGCGCTCTGTCGATGCACATGCCGCTCAATTTTGTCTTCATGATTGAAGACTGTGAGATATCCAGATCAAGCACGGTCGCAAGGGTCGTCGCATCAGGAAAATCCGCGCTGCGGATGACTTTCGCAAGCCCAGCCAGAAGTTGATGAATATCGATCATGGCCTTCCCTCAATAAGGCAGCAATGGGGACAGCGTCAACCCGCCAAGGCAATCGTCATTTCTCTTCATCGCCCCTTGTACGCATAATCCATGATAATGTTTATCCTCTAGGATAAGGACAGAATGGCATATCGCCATATCAGAATGCCATAGGTCGTCGCATGAAATATGCGCCTGCTGAATCTGATTGTCGATCGGCGGCGGACGCGACGTGAAATTGACCGGCGTTGTGTCATTCGCGGCGACCTGGACGCGGCCATTTCCCGGATGATCCGCGCCAGTTCCCGCCCCATCCGCCGTCGTGAACCGTCCGCGTTCGTCATGATACGGGTTGTCCTTTGCGACGGGGTCGGCGACCTTGCTTGCGGGCTTGGCTTGGTCGCCCAAAGCCACGTAGCCCCTCCCCGTCAGCGCCATCGGCTTGTTCGCGGCCGGCTCTGCCAAAGGCTCGCGGCCCAGAGCCGCGCGCGCTTCGTTGATCGTCAAAATGCCTTTCGTCGTGTAGCTCGAAAGAATCGTCTCTTGCGTCTGCGGATCGATCGAAGGATCGGCGCTCCAGATGAATTCGAGATCGGGGGCGGCAAATTCATCCGCCAAAATATCGTCGATGAGGCCCTTCACCCAGGCGAGCACGGGTGCGAGACCTTCCTCTTGCGAGAGTTCCTTTTGCGTCTGTGCCGTCGCCCGGTTCATTTGCTGCACGAGGCCTTGCGGCGAGATCGAAAAAGCGAAACAGACGATGCGCGCCAGCCAATCGTCGAATGGGCCTTTGAGATCGGGCTCCTTGGTCTGCACGAACGTCTTGGCGACGCCGCCGGGCACGAATTTCGCCCGGCGCCGGCGGGTGAGATCGCCATCGAAATAGGCGTCCCAATATTTTTGGTAGGAGGCGATCTGGTCCGGCGTCCAATTTTCCGGCACGCCGATCAGGCTGTCGGGAATATTGCCTTGCGTGAAATAGTCGAGAATGAAGGCCTGCCGGCGCAGAGCAATGTTGACGCTCGTCACGATCTGCTCGACCGGACCAAACCCATAGGCGTGATTGACCCTGATGTTGCGCGGCCGGTAGAGGAGATCGCGGACGGAATAATCGACGGCCGGATAGCCTTTGAGGATCTGCTGATAGGCGACGGGATAGACGATCTCGCCGTCTTCGACAAAAGGCTGCGGCGTGCGGCCCCAATCGTCGATGACCGGCTTGATCGTCGCCCCGTCGATCGGCAGAAGCGCTGTGAGCCGCCCGGCGCGGTCGCGCGTCTTATAGAGCGCCGGCGCATCGATCACGAACAATTCTTCGAGCAGGAGCCGCAGCCAGTCCGCGAATGAATGGCGTCCGTCCGGCCGCGCCAAGAAAGATTTGATTTGCGCAAGACGAGGGTCATTCCCGGGCTGCTTGTTCCGCGCGGCCAAGGTCCAATCAAGCCGCGCGACCTGGTCCTTGCGCGTCTCGATGACGAGCCGCAGCAAATCATAGCCTTCGGCAAGGCCACGCAAAGTCGCAAATGTGATCGGCTCATAGATGCGCGGCAGCGTCGAAAGATTATAGCCGGAGGGAAAGTCCCATTGCCGTCCGGCGATCTCCGGCGGCGCGAGCGGGGTGATCGGGGTCAGGGGACCGAACCAGTCGGCGCCTTCTCCCGCGGCACCGGGCTTTCCGTAGCTGACGTTCACCTCATAGGGGTTTAGGGTCCAGCTTTTCTGTCCCGCACCTCGTTCGGCCATGTGAATATCCTCGATGATTGAATAGAGCTCAGCCGCGATTCAAACCTTCGGCTTCGCGCCGGTAGAATTCGATGATGCCGGTGCCGTCATCCAAGCCGAAGAGATGGGTCAGCGCCCAGATCGCCGCGTCGGCATGGTCGGGGCTGCCGCTGCCGCAATAGCCGGCCGCCGTGAAGGCGCAGAGCTGGTCTTCGAGCTTGGCGAAGCGTCCGGCATGATGCACCTGCTTTTGCGCATAGCGCACTGAGATCGGTTCCGCCCGCACGGCCTTGCCGCGGCTTGCCGTGACGAGGCGGACTGGCACATTCGGATCGGCGGCCTGGATCGTCGCGCGCACCATTTCGCCGCCGAAATTTGCTTCCGCGACGATGCAGTCGGCGCGATATTCGTGGAACGCGACGACGGCCCGCCGCCCCCAGACGGCCGGTGCTTCGCGGCAGGAGCTGTCGGCGAGAATATAGCACTCGCCATTGCTGCCGCGGGCGGCGATGATGATGCCGATTTCGTCGGCAGTAAGATCGTCGCGCCCTGCTGCACCCGACGGATCGAGCGCGACGACGACCGACGCGCGCTCGGCTTCCGGAATATCGGCGGGGTCGCAGCGCGCCGCCTCGATGATCTCATAGGTCCACAGCGCGCCTTCCATTTCGTCGACATAGACGCCTTCGAAAAAGCGCTTGCGCTGCCTATCGGGAAGGTTCTGCAGACTGCGCAGAAAATGCGGTGAGAGATTTGCCGCATTGTCCGGCGGATTGAGAAAAACCCGCGCATAATTTTCGGGATCGGCAAGCGGACGCATCGACACAGGATCGCGCTTTTCGCCAAACAGCAGATTGGTCCAATGCGCCTTGCCGGTCGGATTGAGATCGACATAGGCTTTTTGCTCGAGGCCTTCGACGACCTGGGCGAGGCGGGTGAAAGCGACGAGCGCCGAGCCATAGGGAATTTGCGACGCCTCGTTCAGAAAGACGCTCGCAAATTCGAGGCCGAGAATTTTTTCGACCCGCTCTTTGTCGTCTAACCCGCCGATCCATATGCGTGCGCCGTTCGGCAATTGGAAGAACCCGTCTTGGCGATGTTCCTTCAGCTTGAGATGCGGAAAGCAGAGCCGGATCACGTTCGGCAAAGTGTCGAGCGCAATCGAGGCTCGCGCGGCATTGGCGTGAAACCGCAAAATCGCATGTCGCGATGTTTTCGCCGCGGCCGCCCGCGCGACAATGGCACGCACGATGAGAAATGTCTTGCCGGAGCGCGTGCCCCCGGCGAGACATGAATAACGCTGCGGCCCTTCAAGAAGACGCCTTGCCTTGTCTTGCCTCTTGCTGAAGACCACCATGCACACCTCTTTTCCCGCGGTGCTGAAGCAGCACGCGGCGCTCGTCTTGCAAGTTCATTTTGGAAATCGACGAACGGAGGAAGGCTTGGGCTTCTGGAGAGGCCAGCGTCCCAAAAGGACGAAGCCACCGCGGGGGCGATGGCTTCGTCAAAGCAGAGGCGCAGGTCGGGCGCTGTCGATGCGCGCATATTTGCGTCGCATCGGGTTGCAAGTCAATGCATCGGGCCGCAGCAGCGAGACTGCTTCTTACATGTGCGGGGAACGTGATACGTCCTCGCATGACGGCTGTGCGGTCTATTCGCCCGCGCCAAACAGCTGCTGCAACAGGTCCTGCGAACGGGTGAGTCCTGCATCGGTGAGGATCACTGACTTCGTTTTGCCGCGCGGGTTAGAAATGTAACCTTTCGCGTGCAACCGCGCCATGGCATCCCAGTCGAAACCCTTCCAGGCGCGGCACTCGTCATGCAGTCCGAGCCGAAGCAGTGCCAAGACGGCGTCATTGATTTTGCTCTCGTCGAGATTCATTTGAAACCTCCAAACAATTTTTGAATCATCAAAACACCGGTACGGCGCGGCTTTTCAGCCAGTGAGCCAGATGCGTAAGTGCCTTGGAGCGCTTGCGATAAAACGTATGCGGCGCCCAATGTTTGTCGGTGCAGAGCTTGCGGATCGAGCGATGGCGGGCGGAATAGAGCGCCCAGAGACTGGTGACGAGAGCCATGCCCGGATCGACTTTGCGCAACTCGCGCAACCAATCGAAGGCAGCATCCATGCCGGCGATTTCTGCCGAAGTCGGACGCAATATCGTCCGATTTTGTTGGGTCTCCCGCGCCTGTCTTTCGGCATCGTCGAGTTCGGCATGTGCCAAGCGGTCGGCCCATTCGACGGCATGTTCAGGCCAATGGCGCCCCGGATCGCGAGGGCCGCGCACCCGCGGCAGGCGATCGAGCGTGACAAAAGCCGCGACGAGTTTGCGTCCGACATATTCGGGCTCCCAACGCTGAGGTATAGCCTCGTGCTCGGGCACATAAGGCTGCTCCAATGCGTTGACCTTCAACTGCTCGTCCATCGGCTCAAGCTCCATCATCGAGGATATTTTGCAGGAGGTTCGCGTCTTTCCCTGCGGTCAGGACGATTTGGCGGATGAGTGCTTCACGGGTCAGCCCACGCTTTTCGGCCGCGATGTCGTAGATAAATGCTGCCTCAGGCGGCACGTTCACGCGAGCCGGACTGAGCTCACGAAAAGCAAGGCCGAACCGATGCGCCTGGCGGTGGACATTATTGGGCGTCGTATCGATCAACGGATCTTCGGCGACCCGCGTGGCATCGAATCCTTGCCCAATCAGAAAACCAAGCCGGGCGATGCGCTCGACGGTCCAGCGAATTTTCGACTTCGACATGCAAACCTCCCAGATGTCTCACTAGGCTCTTATCAGGTATAATTACCGCACATGTCAACGGTAAAATTACACGATGCTTTTGACTGAGAGTCCGGTGAAAATACCGGTATGGAATTGGAAGACGTTCTTACCCGTATCGAGAGCCGATTGCAGGCCATAGGCCTTTCGGCGCATGCCGCCTCGGTGGCGGCGAAAAAGCCGGATGCGATCCGCAACCTGCGGCGCGCTGTGAGAAGCGGCGACCGCCGCGGGATCACGACAGAGACGCTTGCGGCACTCGCTCCGGTCCTCGAGACCACGGCCGCTTGGCTGCTTGAGGGCGCCGGCGATGCCCACCCCAGCAACACGGCGCGGGTGGTAGGAAGGATTGGGGCCGGCGCCGAGATTTTGCCCGAATTCGAGCAGATTCCGCCCGATGGGCTCTTCGAGATCGAAGTTCCCTTTCCCATTCCCGAAGACACCATCGCATTTGAAGTGGAAGGCGACAGCATGTGGCCGCGATATGATGCCGGCGACGTGATCATCTGCGCGCGCCAAAGCGAAGACGCCGAGAGCGTCGTAGGCAGCGAAGCCGCAGTCCGTACCTTGAACGGCCGCCGTTATCTGAAGCGGGTTCGGCGGGGCGCGCTTCCCGGGACTTTCGACCTCGAAAGCCATAACGCGGCGCCCATCCGCGGCGTCGGCATCGAATGGGCCGCCAGTATCTTAGCCGCGGTGCGTGCCGATCAATGGCGACGCCTGGAGCGCTCCCGCTCCAGACCCAAGAAATAGGTATTATTACCTTGTATTAGGTAATAATACCTATTATCATCCCTGCGTCAAGGGAGGGATGAGCATGTCGCAATACAGAATCTTTTCAAAGGCTGCCGCGCTCGAAGCCATTCGGGCGCAAGCCCGCCGCAGCGCCGTCCACATGGTGAAATGCCGCGCGCGCGATTTTGCCCGCCGCCCCTTCGATCTCGAAAGTCTCCATCCGGGCCTTGCGGTGGCGCAACCGAACGTGTTGATTGCGATCGCCGAACATCTTCTGGCAATTGCTGCGCAAGATCCGCAGCGCTGGTTCGGCTTTGGTGGTGAGGTTAAGCCGCTCAACGCGAAAGCCGCTTTGCTGCTCGGCCGGTTATTGCGGCGCCACGAGGCCCGGCGGGGCAATCTGCCTGGAGCGCTGTTTGATCGGATGGGCTCGTCCAGGCGAGAAGACTGCGCAGCAAATCAATCGCCGGGAGCCGGTGTTGATTGATCGGAAAAGTAAGTCCACAAATCCAAGCAAGACGAGCACCACTCGTACTCTAAAGTGACAAAGATCACAGATAATGGATCATCGTCCTATAGACTAGGCCGGGATGAGGAAAAGTTAGACGTTGCGCGGGGTTTCCGGCGCATTCCAAATTATTTGAATCGATCACATTCATGACTTTGGATTGATCTAATCCAAAGTCACGAATGCGATCTGGCAAAGCGATGCTCCACTCAAAGCGCGCCGCCTGACCGGAGGAGAAATCCATGCCCATCTCCAAATTCGTGCTGATCTGGGTGTTATCGCTTTTCGCAGGGCCGGCCCTGGCAGACCAAACGCGTATGCACGATTTTGGGGGAGAGCAACCGACGGCGGCGCGGGCGGATATGCTTCAGCCGGATTCGCTACTGATTTCGCTGTCTTTCTACAGCCACTTCCCTCTGTCGACGACAGCATGGGTGGTTGCCGAACAAACCCCACTGGCATCCGCGCCACAGAAGGCGGCTGCGACACCAGCCACCGCTCGATCCGACAGCAACGAACTTCTCAAGGCCGCACAAACAAAGCTCGCCTGGGAATTGATCGAAAGGCTGTCGAAGGATGACAATACAGATTCGACGGTTTCGCCAGCGAGCCTTGCCTCGGCATTCGGGATCGTCGCCGAGGGCGCCGACGCCACGATGCAGGCCGCGATCGCCAAGGTGCTGGGCTTCGGCGCGGCCGATACGGCAAAGAGCCTCGCTGCACTGACCAGCGCGCGCGCGACACTCGCGGCCAACAATGGTGGATTGTTCGAGTCGGCCGACCGGATCGTATTTGCGGCGGACAGCGTGCTGCCTCGCCATTTGGCGCTGC